CGCCACTACTGCAACCCTGACCTTTAGCGCTCCTCCTCTACTAGAGGTTGGCGACGTTATCTCGGTTCAGAATGTTGGATCTCTGTTTAATGGTAGCAAGACTATATCTGCTCGCAACGTAAATGATAATACGATTAGCTTCGTTAACGCATCAATCACTCAAGACATCACAAGCGATACTATTGGGTCTCGTAATGCTCGCGTGACTGTCGTCAACTCCGAAACTGAAATCTTCCCAGCCCCAGTTGCGACTACTAGCATCTTGACTGGCGGAGACGATTATAACGTTCCAGGAAGCGCTAGCTACAACGCTGACTATGGGATCGATAACATAATCTCATCAAACGAGAACCCTAGCTAACAACAATTAACAAGAACGGGTGGCAGCTTGAGCAAATTAGCTTAGGCTACCACCCGTTAAACTTTATCTAAGAGGTAATTAATATGGCAAGCAACCTTTGGGTACTCCCAGAAGACATGGGAGATTTCTCCTACACTGAGTACAGCTTAGAGGCTGCTCAGACCGCGTCGAACCTACTCTGGGCAATGTCCGGTCGCAAGTACATGGGCGAGACAATTGTCACTGAGAGATACACTTGTACTCTTAAGAATCACCGCCTCGGGCCTTCTATTAAAACAAATAGTCCAGTTCTTTTTGGAGGCGACGTGTACAACATCCCTTCTGGAGACTACGACGAGTACTCAGAGCTTACTGCAGATGGTATGTCACCGGATTCTCGTGTCAGGCTGCGTGGACGCCCCGTGACCAGAATAATTTCTATGCGTAGCAGGACTGGTTTGATTCTTGACCCCTCAAGCTACTACTTAGTAGACCACTCAACAATTCATATTAAAGCTGGAACTCCTTGGACCCCATGTAACGTTGAAGTTACCTATGCTTATGGCATCCCTGTCCCTGTGGCGGGCAAGATGGCGGCTCGTAAACTAGCGATTGAATTTGCTCGCTTGTGGTCTGGTGACGAAGATTGTGAGCTACCTCAGCGTGTAACCTCAGTCTCAAGGCAGGGAGTGTCATACACAATCCTGGACAACCAAGAATTCATTGATGAGCTTCGCACTGGACTATACGAAATTGACCTGTTCCTAAAAGTCGTTAACCCAGATAATGCTCGTCGTAAGGCAAAGGTATTCTCCCCTGATCAGCCTCGCGCCCGAAAATACGTAGCTAAACCTCTAAAGCAGACGATAGACCCTGAGTTTGACTTGGCTATGAGCGCAACCACTCAGAGTGCTTCGGTTAGCTGGTCCTCTGCAGGTAGTGGAGCGGACCTTAGTAATTTCTTCCCGTCAAGTGGTTGGGCTCCAGTGGTCACTGTTAGAAACTATGGGGCTACCAAGTCGTCTACTGTTGGCGGTAGTTTCGCTCTTACTACCGTAAGTGGTGAAGACATATTAAATTTCACTATTACCTATGAAGAAGCGCAAGCTACTCTTGGTATGGTGGATCCGGGAACGTGGGAGCTATACGGCAGCCAAATGGTTGATGGTGTAGAGAGCCTAACTCCTGTACTTGCATCTGGAAACCTCCAGATCAAGATGTACTAAGAAAGAAGATATTATGTCAGCTCAAACTAACTTCCGCGCCCAGGACATGCCAGGCGCAAAGAAGCCAGAAGTAAAAAAAGCAACCCCTAAGTATATTGCTCCTACGCCAAAGCCAAACCCAGAGCCGGTCATCGAAGCTGATCCAGTTGAGGTTGAGGTCCAGGGTGTAATTGAAAAAGAAGAAGTTGTTGCAGAGGATGCCCCAGCTTCAGAAGATAACTAATCATGGCAAGGGGAGAGCTAGACCTTACGGGCGTCTCCGAGGATGCCACGCATCTTAGAGATTTGATGGGTGGCGTTCTGGAGAGAGTCGAGAATGTATTTCAATCCTACAACATGGAGCTGCCTGCTCGAAGGTACTGGACCATGTCCACACCCGCAATCGACTGTGAGCAGCTAGTTGTCTATTTTCAGCAGATGTACTTAGGGCCCCCCGGAGCTGAAGTTGGCGACCCTCAAAGATGTCATGTTCCCCGGAGTGCAACCTTAGCCATAAGTATTGCTAGGGCCACCCCTATTGTTGGTCAGAATGGCAGACCCCCTAGCGGGCAAGCGATCGAAGCGGCGTCTTCAATAATGGCTTTTGACGCTTGGATTCTTATGGAATCCGTGAATCAGCTCGACCAGTGGGATGAGACCGGTTACGGAGTTGGTGTCATCGCTACCTTGGAGAGTTCACCACCCGAGGGCGGTTTCCAGGTCACAACAATGAATATTACAATGGCGGTACCATAAAATGCCAGCTTTTGGGTTAATCCCAGATAGCCCCCTATTTTATTATGGTGGTAAGGCTTCTAGGGCACTGAGGCGCGGTGGGGGTCGTGGTGGCAGGGGGTCTGCCAATACCAAAGTTCTTATAACCTTTAAGGGATTAGTTTTATACAAGCCAGTACTTCACTATGAGCTAAATGTTCCTGCCGGCATGGTCGGTCGTTATATGGGCAAGCTGGGAAATAAGATTAAGGTTGGCGCTCAAGCCAGGGTAGGAGTTAGAACTGGCCTACTGCGTGCTTCAATACACGTGAGTCAGGGTATGTCTAGCGGTAAGCAGTATGTAAAAGTAGGATCTTCGGTTAGTTATGCGTTTATGCACCACGAAGGCACTAGACCCCACATTATTGCGGCTAAACCACCCGGAGTTCTTAGGTTTACTTCTAGAAAAGGTGGTGTGGTCCACGCGTCTACAGTTATGCATCCGGGGACCAAACCAAATCGATACCTGGGGTCCCAACTTAGACGTCACATTAGGTAGTAAACTAGAAATGTTGCATAACGCGACTTACTAATTGACGATACAGGAAAGACATATAAGATGACAAGATTCAAGGATTTTGGAGCAGGTAAAGCTCTTGAAGACAGAGAGCCTCTATCTTTTAAACTACATGAAGAAGAATTCCACTGCGTAAAGCACCTACAGGGAAGAATTCTTTTAGATCTAATTGCCAAGTCCGCAAGTGACAATGCTGCCGACTCCGCAATCATTATGACTGAATTCTTTGGTCACGTCCTAGTGAAGGAGAGCTTAGACCGCTTTGAGGTCTTGCTACACCACCAGGAGAAAATCGTTCAGGTCGAAACTCTTAGCGAGATTGTTGCTTGGCTCATCAGTGAGTACAGTGACCGCCCAAATCCGCTGCCAGAGGACTGATCGACTGGGCAATAAACCTCTGGCCATACGTAAATGGGAAAGCGATAGTACAGGGATTGGATCTAACAGAAATGGAAGCCTCCAGGATGTTAGATGTGATTCACTACTACTTCGACGAAGATATGCGTTACGGCTCAACTGAAGGGGCTCAACTGCACTCTAGTGTACGCGAGCAACTTTTTGGCTCAATGTACGGGTACGACTACCTATACGGGCTTGGACAGAACAGAGTTAGAGATACAAAAGGTGAAGAAGGTTTAGAAATTAAACCCTACATGCCAGCAACCGAGTTTAACCCAGACTCGGCCAACCCGTTCGGGGGCGTCCTAGACGTTCCCATTGGCTAGCCTTTAAGGAGGCTGCACTATGGCAGTAGTCGGCCACGCGTATGTTGTAGTACGTGCGATAACTGATAGCGTCGCTAAAGATATTGAAAAAGGCTTTAGCGGCTCTCGCATATCTGGCAGCGCTGAGAAGTCTGGTAGACGGATTGGAAACTCCCTTGTTAGGGGACTAACTTCTGGGATGAAGGATGTTGACAACTCTTTAACTAGGGCAGCAGACTCCTTTAGGAAGCTACACCCAGAAGCTGACAGTCTACGCAGGGTTTTTGTTAACGCAATGCGTGTCGGATACTTACTACAAGGTGCTCTTGGAGCACTTGCGGGTACAATCGGGGCTTTGATTGGCGGCCTTGGTGCCGTTATAGGCGCAGCCGGGGGTGCTGCTGCAGCACTAGTTGCAGTTGGTGGTGCCGCAATAACTGCTGGTGTAGGCCTGCAGGTTGCAAAGTATGCATTAAGCGGAATCGGGGCTGCGGTAAAGGCAGCCACAAAAACTACCGGTGGGTACAGTGAGTCGGTAGAAGATCTCAGGGAGAAGCTACAGCAGCTTCGTTTTGATCAAGATGGTGCTGCTCTCTCTGTTGATAGAGCTGGATTAACACTTGAAAAAGCTCGTCAGAATATGCTGCGGACTCAGGACCTTGCACCTAATAACTTAATTAGGCGAGACGCTGAGCTAGCGTTCCGTGAGGCAGAGCTTGCCTATAGACGTGCAAAGGACACCCAAGCTGACCTGAAGGACGGACTAAAACCAGACAGGGCCGGCGGCGGCGCTGGGGACCCTTTTGCAAACTTAACTCCCTCTCAGAAAGCTTTTGCTAAGTACTTAATCTCGATCCAGGGTACTTTTAAGGACCTTAAGGAGGCTGCAGCAGCCGGCTTCCTACCCCTACTGCAGTCTCAGATTGAACGCCTACTTGAATCACCCATGCTTGGAATACTAGAAGCTAGATTCTTTGCCATAGGTCAGGGTGCTGGACTGGCAGTGAAAAACTTCACAGACTCATTGGTGAATTCTGACAATCTGAAAGACTTAAATGACGTACTGGGCGATATCGCCGAGGTCTTGCCCACATTTGGTACAATATTTGGCAATGTGTTTGACTCACTATTGAGCATACTAGAATCAGCTGACCCGATAACTAGAAGATTTGTCTCATTTTTAGAGTCTAAGAGTGGTGCTTTTGCTAATTTTCTAGATGTTAAAGACGCCACGGGTGAGCTAGAGACTTTCTTTAACAGATCTGGAGACCTTGCCGCTGAGTTTGGAAGATTGTTTGGTGGATTGTTCGGAGGCTTTGGTAAGATCATTGAGGCTAATTTTGGAGAAGGCTCTGGAGGATCGCGTCTCATAACCTGGCTTGCTGACGCTGCACAAGGTTTTGCTAATAAAGACATAATTGGAATGGACAACTACTTCCAAGGCGTAGCAGATAACGTCATGGCCATGGGAGATGCATTGGGCGGCGCACTAGACACCCTAACAAGATTAGGATCGTCGCCTGAGATAAAGCAATTCTTTGACGCCTTAGACTCCGGTAGTTTTGCATTTGACATGATAGTCCGAGAGGCCCTAAAAGTCCAGGTACCTCTTGGTCTTCTTATCGCCTCGGTTACTGAGATTATTGCCGTGTTTTCTGATGCTGGAGCCGGTGTTGCATTTTTCGAAACACTAAATTACTTTGCTGGCGGCCTGAGCGAGCTACTACGAGCACTAAAGCCCATATTGGATGTTGTTGGACCGGTACTAGCAGTTGTTAGCGCAATAGCTCTAATCGGTGCAATGACTACAAAAGTTGCACTGATATTTGGATCATTTATTGCTAGCGCTGTCGCAGGCATGGGGACACTTATTGGTACAACTGGTGCAACTATCGCATCGCAGACTTTGCAGATAACAGTAACTAACGGCCAGGTTGTAGCTACCAAAGCCTTAGATGTTGCCAGCAAATCACTGCTAGCTTCTAACCCTATTGGGTGGGCTGTTCTGGCAATCGCTGCCCTAGTTGGGCTTGCTACTGCAATTGCCGGTATCCAGGGTGCAAACATGGATAAGGCCACAGCGGGGATGACCGTAGCTTTTGATGAGGGCACTAGTAGCCTAGAGGCCTTTAAGGGTGCTGTAGATCAGATTGACGGAATCTTCGACACTACATTTATGTTTGAGAGCGTCGGCGCATTTAAAGATCAAATGGCGGAGCTATCAGACGCTCAGGACAATTTCTTTAAGGCCTCAGGTGGAACCACTGTACTTGCTGATGCTTTTGGAGCCGTCGGTAGGTCCTTAGCTAACCTAGCTGTGACAGACCTCCCAGATGCGCAAAAATCGTTTAAGAAGTTTACTGGGGAGCTGAGCCTAAATAACGAAGAGATGCTCACCGCCATTGATGAGATGGACGAGTTCAAGAAAGCACTTGTAGATCAAGCTGATCAGCTCGGCATTAGCGTGCGGAACCTAGATGGCACTACAGACTCTCAGAAACTCCTAAACTTGGCCCTCGGAGAAGGCGAGTACGCGGCTAGAGTACAAGCTGCGGCAACTCAGGCTGCAGCGGATGCCGCGGCGGCTCTTCGCGATCAGCAGATTGACTTGAATCAAAAGTTACAACAGGGAATACTTGACTCCAGTGGTTTTGGCGACGCCCTCTCTAATGCTTTCATCAAAATAAAAGACAAATCAGGTGAAGAAGCAGATGTCTTCAGCATCGACAAATTACTTGAGAACATGAAGACTTCTCTAGCTGCGGCTGCAACCTACGCAACCAATCTAGTAATTCTCCAGGAAAAAGGCTTTAGTGACCTCTTCATTGCAAGTGTCGAGGCGAATGGAGCGCAGGCTGCCGCGGTGGCAGCCGGCCTCGTGGGCGCAACGGCTGATCAAGTAGACAAGATAAACGCGGAATTCGCTAGAGGCACAGCATTCACCTCAGCTCAGATGGCTACCCTGATTACCGACATCGAAACAGCTGTAGCTAATAACACCATCGTGCCCGCACTTGGCAGTAAACTTAAAAAAGATGCAATTGCAGCTGCGCAAGCAGGTGGAGATCTTGATATAGTACGTAATCAGCTGCAGAATGCGCTTAATGCCAAAGGAGAGCTAACCTTAAAAGTGGGCGTAGATTCAAATGGTATTTCACGTCTATTTACTGAAGTAACCAATAAAATACCTGACTCCCTAAAGCGCCCCTCCAGTATGCTCCCCGCGACAACAAACTCGAGTCGGACTACTGGTAGAGGCAGCACCCCTAGATTGGCGTATGGCGGCTTTGTATCCGGCCCTGGGGGACCACGCTCTGACATGATCCCCGCTATGCTGTCAAACGGAGAGTACGTAGTCAACGCCAAGTCCACCAATAAGTATCGTGGGCTACTGGAGAAACTTAACAGGGAAGGCAATGGCTATGCAAGCGGAGGGTCCGTATCCGCAAGGGCTGCTACTCCAGCAATAAATATTGTAGTAAATGCTGCACCAGGGATGGACGAGAAAGAGCTTGCTGCAATGGTCTCTAGAAGAATTGCCTATTCAATTAAGACGGGAACCATGTAATGACGTACTATGAGGAGACGCCAGCAACAGACTACATACAGGCTAAAGAAAACAAAGTAGTTAATCTTGCATTAACTGCTCAGCCCATCCCCTACCTGTCTGGCTTAAAGCTTAAAGCCGATGTGATAATAAACGGCTTAACATTGAACACGATCGATGAGAATAATGTTGTTTGGGTAGTATCTGACATCGACGGATGGTGGACTCTACCGGACTCCGAGCTTCCAGACCTACCACGAGGCTGGGGAGATGGCTCATATGATGCAGCCGGGCGTTGGGCGAATAGACTTATAACACTTTCTGGATCTTTTCTCCCTCAGAAGCCTGAAGACGCAGCTGCCGCTAGGAATGCTTTAATTTCAGCTGTGACCTTGATAAAAGAGGGAGGATGGTTGAAGGTCTACGAAGATGGGTTGTTTGACCCGGACGGGTATAGCATAAACCCACGAGGGACTTACGTACGTCTAAGCGGCGCCCCTCTCATTACTAGCGTAAACGCGCGTGGCCGTCATGATTTTGCTATTGGACTAAAAGCTGTTGACCCAATTAAGTATGAATTTATAGATTCCGATGGCGACGGATACAGCTCGACTGTTCTGACTGCAAATGGAGCCGGAACGGGCAGTGTCACGCTGAACAACTCAGGGAACGTGCCAGTTTCAATTAACATGGAATTGTCCCTCGGTTTTACTATACCTGGAGTCACCACCCCTACCTTTATAAAAAACAATGCGACCGACCAAGAGATGGTAATTCTTTCGGGCACTTCTAGCACAAATAGACTAGAAATAGACACCTACAATAGGGAAGTCTTGGAGGTTCAATACTCTGGCTCAACCGTAGTAAACGTTGCAAATGGCAGGGCTAAGGCAGCTACACTCCTGGACTGGATATACCTACAGCCCGGAAACAATGTTATAACAGTTGCGGGATTTTCAGCTGGAGCTACTTGCACATTCTACTACCGCTCTGGTTGGATCGGCTAGCTGCTAGACTACTATAAAGACGACACAAGGACAGATCGATGCCAGTAACAACTTCACAATCTAGCGAATCGGTAGATTACCGATACTTCGCCTGTGATCTAATGACCAATGAACTTCTTGTAGAGCTCCCATTTAAATCCGTATCTTACAGCAGGTCACTGAACGAAGCTGGGGTATTTTCCGGGGATATTGCAGTAACTGAGGACACCTATAATCTATCGCTGTATGAGAACACCCTCCCGGCTAAAACGGCACTTTATATAACTAGGGACGGTGTTTGCGTTTGGGGCGGAATTATATGGTCAAGAACATATGACATTGTAGGAAAAGTCCTAAGCGTCTCAGGTGCGGAGTTTACTAGCTACTTGCACCACCGAGTACTCTGGAAAACATGGTCTAATGCTTATCAGGCATCCATTATTGTGGCAGGTGGCGTAGCAACGGTCACTCTTGACTTTGGCCAATACGGTTTCGATTCCGGTGAGCCGGTGGCAATAAGTTGGGGTGATGACATGGCCATATACAACGGCACTTACGCTGTTACAGGTACCCCCACCTTAACCGCAGATCTGCGGTCGGTATTTACAGTAGTAGCGGAGTTTGTAGACGCTACAGGAGACGTCAGGACAGTGCCAGACTTAGTATTAGACGGCCTTGCCAGCGTAGAAGTACGTCAAGACACCTATAACTTTGCTAAGGACTTAATAGTAGAGCTAGTTACCGACCTTGTTGATTTTGATTTTGCTAACGACACTATTAAGCCTGGAATTAACGTATTTAACGTTATCTCTACTGCAGTACGAAACTCTAACAATGTTACAACCATAGAACTTTCTAAGCGTCATTGGCTAGTCTCAGGGCAGCGTGTTGCTATTACTGATGTCTCCGCGAGCTTTAACAGCCCAGACGCAATAGTGCTGTCAACACCAAGCGAGACCGCCTTTACCTATGCAAATGTTGGATCCGCCGAGACAATAACGGTAACCCCTGTACTAAAAAACATAACCAACTCCGAAGCGTCCGCTAATGTGGTTAGCCTAACCACTTCTGGGTCACATGGTTTTTCTGTCGGAGATATTGTCTATGTCAGCACGGTCGGTGAGACTATCGATGGCTACAGAGAAGTCTACGCAATTCCACAAACTAATATCTTTCAAGTGGTCGTGGGGGTGGATGACTTTAGCTTTAGCGGGACTGCAGAAGCAGCGAGTGCTCTTAGGGTAGGAGCTGCAACTTACAGCACTCACGGGGAGTACACTCTCAATGGTGACATAGGCCTAGAGTTTGACCCTAACCTTGGCAGAAGTGGGAACGCAAAAACAAATCCTGTCCTGCGAGGATCATCACTTAGAACTATCGGTGAAATTCTAGAAGAATACTCCAGCGATCCAAATGGTTTTGAGTACAGGGTAGATTGCACAGTCGACGCAGCTACACAAAGTTTTAGAAAAAGATTTGTAATCCTCCCACTGATTCCTGCCGGTGTTTCCCTATATCTAGAGGGGCAAGTTGGCGAAGTCTTATCCATACCAGCCTACGCCTTTGGTGCAGATCAGAATATATTTGAGTATCCTGGCAATGTCAATACTGCCTCTTTCGAGGAGTCTGCTGAAGACTCTGCAACCAGATTTTGGGTGCAAGGCAACGACGGTGGGGGAAGCGACATAAGTCAGCCTTATTCGGGAGCTGGGAACTCAGAACTGCTGAGAAGGGGCTGGCCCCTACTGGATCAAACTGAGACTATAGACAGTAATGATGAGAACACTCTCTATGACTACGCATCAAGGCTTCTTACTGAGGCCGCTCCACCAATAAATGCGTTTGCTATCTCAGTTAACGGATCGATAAACCCTAAGCTTGGATCGTACTCTCCAGGAGACTGGTGCTCTGTTGTAGTTGATGACGTTTTCGTAAAGCTTAGAGCCGAGAGCTACTTGGAAAAAAATTATGGCACGGGCGATGGATCGTTAATTAGAAAAATTGAATCTTACACCGTTACGGTACCAGACGCCCCGAGCTACCCCGAACAAGTTGAGCTAAACTTGGTGGTAGAGCCTTGGATCCCAACCAACGTTACAAATATATAAGGACAGACATGGGAATCAGAAGAAGAAGAAAAAAACTAACCACCCTGGTTAGTCGCCTAGACAGCAGGATTAAAAGCGTAGAGCTTAGGCCGTTTTCGCTACTCACTGAGTCTCAAATTAAAAACCTTATTGACTCTGGCGCCAATGCTGTAGCTAATGATAGTGCAACTACTACGATCAGCCAGCTTGCTCCAAATCAGTTTATAAAAATACAACAAGCCTGGTTTTACCCGAAAAAGCTAACGGGTCAAACTAAGGATGTAGTAGAGGTGTACACCGAAGCAGACCTTGGGGTGTTCACTGGTTCCAGTTTTATAGAGGTATATGGCCTAAACGGAACATCCTCTACTGCCATAGAGTGTTCTGGTAAATACCTGGTAAAATCCCAGGACTCACCACCCTATGACACTAGAGCAGCTTATAAACAGAGTGTCCCTGCTGAAATCACTAATGTCTACTCTTACATACCAGCAGGTGTAGGGCCCGCTAGCTGGTCCACTGCTAGACAACTTAGATCAAAACGGGCAATTGATAGCTACGCAGCAACTGGAACTTCAGTAGTAGTCACCTTAAATGCGTCTCATCAGTTTAGAACAGGAGACATTGTCTTTGTCGGACTAGGGACCTCGGACGCAAGGTTGGAGGGGATTGATGGTCTGTTTACCGTTCAGTCCGTAACAGCGACAACTTTAACATACAGTCTCCCAGCAGCCCTGGAGGAGATAATCCCGTCTACTGTGCCAACCGAGCTTAGTTACATCTACCCCGTAATTCACGAGTACATTGCGGTTGGGTCTACTTGGGCAGACAGTTCTACCAATAAGGTCAATTATTGGGACGGCATCCGCTGGGTCGACTATTCCAGCGTGGCTGATCCCGTTAGGGACGGCGACCCCCCTGCACCTCCGACAAACCTACAAGTCACAAGTGAGGGCGTACCTAGGGCAGTAGGCTCTACTGGCCTTGCTACCGTAACCTTAGACTGGAATGCTCCTACTCAGACTGCTGCTGGTGCGCCGCTAAACGATTTGGTTGGGCACATTATTAGATGGCGAGAAAGCTTGCTGTCCGATTGGTCTGAAAAGGCCCTGCTGAACCCTTTAGTCTCGAAATATACATTTACCGACGTAGAGGCGCTATTTAGTCAAGGAAGAACATATTATTTTCAGGTAGTTGCTGTAGACAGCGGTGTGCAGCGGTCCCTCCCTGCAACGGCTACTCACAGTACGTCAGAGGTCTCTGCTAGTTTATACCCGCCTACTGCTCCACAGATTTCGTCTCGTTTGGGGGTACTGACTGCCACATGGAATGGCTTTGTAGATACTGACCCCCTGAGTATACCACCGGGCGACACAGTTTTCTTGAAAGTTCATAGGTCTATTGTTAGTAATTTTACGCCATCTGACTCTACTTTGGTGTCTACAATATCGGCGGTTGCCGGTAACTTTGCTACATTCTCTGACCTCACCTACGAGACACCCTATTACTTTAAGTTTGTTTTAGTTAATAGTAGTGGCAAGCACAGCGATCCCTCCGGACAGTCCGTATCTCAAGTTACACCATTAGTAGATACCGACCTGCTTGTAGGAAATGTGCTTAATTCTTGGGCATTTGATGGTAACTTAATATCTGCGGGGGCACTAGCAGACGGCTCTCTAAATGCTTCTAACCTCTTCGGCCCTAACGTAATTTCTCAAGGTTCAGTAGCCTTTGATGCAATAGGCGCTAACCAGATTGCTGCTGGATCTATTATTGCTGGAAAAATTGGTACAGATGCCGTGACTGCAAACACTGTCGCTGCAGGCGCTATCTCAGCGGGAAAAATAGCAGCCAATTCCATACTTGCTAGCAAAATTAGAGCAGGTTCTTTAGACGCTATTGAGATTACCGGATCTAATATCCAGACAGCTAGAGCTGTAGGATCTTATATATCAACTTACTCCACATACTCTGCGCTAATCTCTGCGGTCCCAACGGCCTCATACGGTTCTACATATTACGTAAGCAGCGAGACGTCTACATATACCTTCACCCAAAATACGGATCCAGTTACTGGATTAGGCACGGGTAGCGGTGCTTGGATAAAAAGTGGCAGTAGGCAGAGAGTGACGCTAAACAATACCGGGTTGTATGCCTATGACACTAATGGTAACCTGACATTTAGAGTTTTAGGTAGCAGCGGTGAAGTTTACATAGCATCTGGAGTTCAAATTGGAGGATATGCAACCAGTGGTGACCTTGGCATAGTAGATCAAAATGCAAGTGCCGCCTCACAGGCTGCAAGTGCCGCGTCACAGGCTGCGAGTACTGCGGGCCAGACTGCCAACACTGCCAGTAGCAATGCAACCTCAGCTGTAACTATTGCAAACGGGAAAATTACCATTGGTAATGCTGCAGCTGACGTTAATGCTAATCAAACTACAATTGACGGCGATGGGATTACTACAGGAACTATTGATGCGAACAGGTTAAAAGCTGACAGTGTGCTTACTAATCTAGTTAGAACTGGCCCTGCGGGTACACCAAGAATTGAAATTCGGGGCAGTAACATAGCCAACCCCGGGATTGTTGGTTATAAAAACTCATCAGGTGAAACTAGTTTCAGATTTTATAATAGCGGTCAGAGTTACCTAGATGACATAGAAGTTGCCGGGACTCTTAGAGTTACTGGAAATATAACTGGCGGAACAATTAGAACCTCTACTAATAACAAGCGTGTAGAGCTACTAGGGAGTACTAACTCTTTAAGGTTTATAAGCGGCGGTAGCGTGATTGGTGAAGTCGAGGGCGAAACTCTTGGCGTGAGGATAGATAGCACCCTCGGTGGATTTGTCCGCGTTGGTGGAGGCATAACAATGGGCGCCTCCGGAACGATCGGGTCTGTTGTGGTCAACGCCGCTGGTCTAGTGCTTACCAACGCTGGTAGCACTACTTTTGCTGCAAACCTTAGACGACCGGATCCCGGGAACGCAATTCAGGTCGTCTCATCCGATGTAAGGATTAAAGAGAACATCTCTGCCATACAAGATGGACTAGTACTAGTGTCGCAATTAAATCCTATTACATTTAACAGTAAAGTGGATGAAAGCACAGCTATTGTGTCAGGGTTCTTGGCTCAAGAGGTTAGGAGTCTCTTCCCAAACACGTATAGCATTGTTACTGAAAATCTTGGAGTTGTCCCGGATATGGTCGGCGTAGAGAGAGAAGACTTTGAGTTAAACCCTCTTCTTAGCCTCAATCATATCGAGTTAATACCTTATATGGTAAAAGCTATACAAGAGCTATCGACTAAGAACGACGCACTTGAAGCTAGACTAGAAGCACTAGAAGGAAACTAACGACATATGTACTCAGTAAAAGATGGAGATAGGACCCTTCAGTTCGAAGGTGCCCTACTTGCTAAGTCAACTTCAGCACGTAGAGGCTCGTACCGCTGGATTGAGTTCGAGCTATATAAAACAGAATCAGGTTCTTATATTCTTTCTCGTGTCGGCGTGTCTTTAATTTTTCACGGGGCGGCATGCCGACTAGTTTCACGTTATAGCTTGGAAGAGAAATCCTCTTCGGTTCTAAGCCCCGACTCCACCCCTTGCGAAGACTGCGCTCCCGATGATAGTCTGGACTTAGTATTTCCTGAGAAGTACCGCTACTGGGCCCAGGTTAGTGATAAGCCAGATGCTGTACTTGACGCTTTGTATAAATATGATGATAACGGTGCAAGATATCTGACTGTCGTTGCGCAAAAACTACTTCAGACTGCATCATTAGTTGACTCCGAGGTAGGAAGTGTGTATAATTACGAAATAATCCCGTAAAGATTAAAAAATGAAAGACACTAAATGACAAATGGACTTGATGGAGTACAGCTACACCTAGTCGACAATGTGGAAAAGGCACAAGAGTTTATTTCTTGGCTCGGAGAGCGCCGTCCACTAAATGCAATTGCTATAGATACCGAGACCGGTGAACTTCCTGGTAACCCACGTAAAGATGCACTATCCCCTTGGCACGGACAGCTAAGACTTGTCCAGGTGGGCGATGGTATGCAGGGTTGGTCAATCCCTTGGGATGACTGGAAGGGAGTTTTCTATCAATCAATGAAGAAATTTGAAGGTCCGATTGTCTGCCATAATATTGCCTTTGAGGCCAAATGGTTTGACCGTCAATCAAATTGGAAGATCCCCTGGCATCGTGCTCATGACACAATGATTATGGCTAAGCTCATAGATCCGCTTGGATCTGGTGCCCTAAAGCGCCTAACCTCTCAGTACGTGGACCCTAAGGCTGCAGCAGCTCAATCTGTGCTTGATTATGGGATGTCCGATAACGGATGGACCTGGGGCACCGTACCAGTTAATTTTGACCCTTATTGGCAGTACGGTGCGCTCGACCCTGTACTCACAATGCGCCTGTTTGAGATCTTCTGGGAGAAGACTGCGCCCGGTAAGCCCTACAGTCAAGCATACGAGTTAGAGATGAACACTCGTCGGATTGCTACCACTATGGAACTTAACGGTGCACGGCTAGATCTTAACTACTCGCAGAAAAAGTATGACGAATTGATTCTGTACACAGACCAAGTTCGTGACTGGGGCAAGCAGCAGTATGGTATTTCTATAGGCAGTAACCAGCAGTTAGTTAAAGTTTTAGAGACCATGGGCGCTACCATAACTGAGTTTACCGAAACTGGTCAAAAGTCCGCCAACGCTGATCAACTCAAGACAGTGGTCCGCGACGGTACTCCTGAGGCACAGCAGTTAGCGGACACAACCCTTAGATACCGTAAAGCGCTGAAAGTTGCCAATACCTATTTTGCAAACTTTATCAATGACAATATTGACGGATACGTCCACCCGTCTATCAACACCATGGGTGCTCGTACTGGTCGTATGTCAATTCAGAACCCAGCTCTACAGACTCTCCCCAAGGGAGATGACACTGTTCGTCGTGCGTTCTTGCCAAAAGACGATGACCACGTAATTATCACCTCGGACCTTGACCAGGTGGAGTTCCGCATGTTTGCGACTCTATCCCAGGATCCAAATTTGATTCAACTCTTCTTACGAGCAGATGCTACCGGTTCTGACCCGTTCACTGAAATCGGACGTGAGATATACCAAGATCCAACTATGGAAAAGTCCGACAAGCGACGTGCCCTAATTAAGGGAGTTGTTTATGGGCGTTTATACGGTGCTGGTATCGCCAAACAGGCACTAACTGCAGGGGTCTCTGAAGGGCAGATGCGTGCAGTTTCAGATAGTTTTGATACTAGGTTCCCCGGTATGCAAGGATTCCAAAAGGCTGTAGAAGCTAGAGGGCTCCAAAGGGTAGAAGCTGAGGGCACGGGGTACGTTAATACTTGGACCGGCAGAAGACTACCTTGCGATGACGATCGGGTTTACACTTTAGTTAATTACTTGATACAGGGTGGAGCCGCCGAGATATTTAAATCTAATCTTGTAAAATTAGACCAGGCTGACCTAACTGACTTACTAATTGTCCCAGTTCACGACGAGATTGTCTTAAATGCGCCTAGAAAAGACGCAGAAGAGATTAAGAGAATAGTGAAAGAGTGCATGACTACAACAGAAGGTTGGGCTGTACCGCTAACTGCTGACGTTGAAGGGCCTCTAGAGAATTGGGGAGTGAAGTACGCATGATGTATGTATTAGCAGTTGATCCAGGTAAAGCTACTGGTATAGCTCTATTCAGCCGTGACGGAGCCGCTGAGCCAGTTCTAGAGTGGTCTGTTGAAGTACAACAGGAAGGGTATGCGGAGGTCATACGTAAGGTCCTGTGGGATCCTGCGATGCGGTATAACCTAGATATTACTTGCGAGCGGTTTACGATTAATGCTAAGACTGTTAAAAGCACTCAAGCGCCTTACTCTCTAGAGCAGATTGGCATACTTAAGCAGTGCCTAATGGATAACGGACGTCCAGCGGATGATATCTACTTTCAATCACCTGCAGATGCAAAAGCAATGTTTGACAACCCTAAACTAAAGAAGCTAGAGTATTGGCATAGGGGTGGCGAGGGTCACGCACTCGATGCTATTAGGCATGGTCTACTAAGATTGGTCAAAACTGGCTGGAAACCTGTAGCATTGCTACAAGATTAAAACTATTATCAAAAAATAGTAGTCAAATAGATTTTTTTCTGATAATATAATTACTTAATGACGAAGGAGGACAGATTGGCTGTCTATGTAGAGCTTGCCGGTGAGCACATCATCATCAACACCGAATGGCGTCTAAAAGAGGTCTGTAGAGCACTTCCTGGCTCGAAATGGGACGCTGCCAAGAATGTTTGGCGTATCCCAGTTTCGTGGACTGGATGCTTATCACTCCGGTCAACCTTCAAAGACCAGCTCGAAATCGGCCCTTTACTCAAAGAATGGGCAGCTAATGAGCGTTTAACAAGAATTGACCCTGCAA